GGTTAGACCTACCCACATAGCTTCTACTGGGCCTATTGGTTTTTTGTGGGTGTATTCGCTATCTATCCAGATGTAGCGATGAGTTGGTAGTGCGCCGATTTTTGTATTCATATTATTTTTACCGATAATGAGAGTTCCAGTTTTATGTGATTACTGGAATGGTGTAAACTTTAACCAGATGTTCACCCGCCAAGGTTTGCCCCCCGCCACAATACCACGTTATTGCATCTCAAGATTTATCAAAACGGAATATCGTCGCCTTCGTCGTCTTTCTTGCGTCCTTCGTATTTAGGCTTTGCTGGCGCAGATTTGCCCTGTGGCGCGCTTTGTTGCTGCTTGGGCTTGACTGATAGGCTGAAGAACTTCTTTCCATCTTTTTTGGATTCCTTGACCCATGCGTTGAGGTAATATTCCACACCCTCAATGTTGAGGGTTCCGTTGTAGTCTGAGTGACTGTCCTGTTCCTTGCGCTCGTTTTTGAAGAGTGATCCGCGATTGGTGTTGTCGTATTCCATATTATTGTTCTGTTGTTGTTTGTTTCTGCTTTGACTTCTGCCAGATTTCAACGCCTGTATTGGTTGAGACGAGGCAAATTTCTTTATTGTTTCGTTGAGCGTCTTTAATGGCATTATCCATCATCCACTTTTCGTGTGGCAGTTTATATCCATTAGTTAGCGGAACGAATCCGTTTTGTTCTGCGTATTCAATTGTCATTGTCTTGTTTGGTTAAATCATTATCTGGCTTGTGGAGCTTGCATCCTCCTGAGTAAATGAAAACTCCTTCCATGCCCATGTATCCCTCGCCATAATGGTTGTCGAGAATCGGACAAGTGCAACCTGCATCGATTGCTGCCTTGCTCCCGGGGTTCGGTTTAGATTGTTCCATTTGCTTGTCCGATCCAGAATGCAAAGTCCTTTGGTGATAGTGCGTCTTCTGTGCCTTGCTCAACGATGGCCCAAATTGCTTTGGCGCGCTCTCCTCCGTCCAGTCCTTGCTCGATCCTGTCTTGAGCATCTGCGCCTTCTTGGAAGTCTTGCGGGAATTCAGCCATCAATCGTTCTGCCAGTGGTGTCATTGTGGTTGTCATATATATTTATTGAATGTGCATCCAGTGTTTTTATTGAATGCGGATTTAATCTACAGCATTGCTAAAACGGGTCAACATTATTTTCAAAAAAAGCATCCCACTCCGCAACCGCATCAATACTTGGTTTGCGGTCTTCGATGTCCGCTGAACCGCTTGCAGACTCGATGAAATTTTTTTCATATATTTTTCTTGCCTCTTGATAGTTTTTCTCAGCAAGCGCAAATCGAGTCTGGATGCGGCTCTCCCAGATTCCAATGCTTGTTTCGAGGAGCATGAGGCAATGCTCGTATGCGTGATCTTTATTCATGTATCTCCTCAAAGCGTGAAATTTCTCCGCGCATTTTGACTGGGACGAACACGTCTCGTTGACCTCGGCGATTCTTGTCTATGCGGATGCGTGACGTTGGTTGCGCTGGTGCTGTCTTGCGGTAGCCAGCAGTCTCTTTCTTTTTATCGTCTGGATGTGAGATGATGAGCAGAAAGTCTGTATGATGCCCGATTGCTCTGGATTCTCTCACCGCTCCATCATCGTTGAGTTGTGATGCTGTCAGCACCACGGAGTTTGCCTTGAGTGCTGTGAGCTTCAGCCTGCGTGATAATTCACTTACTGCTTGCTCTCTATTGTCGGCGTTCGGCATCGTTACAATTTGTAGGTAATCGACCACAATCACGTCTGCTTTGCCAAGTGATGCGAGTCGTTGAGCCTCTGCTACGATCTCTCCCACCTCGGACATATCATCACGAATCGTGAGGTTCATCTTCATCAGTTGTCCGATTGCGCTTGTGATGTCCTTTGCACTGGCAACTGTCTTCCAGTCGGACACTGCGTTGATCTCACGCATAGGAACAATTGTCTTTCCGATCAGATTGCAAGCCATTCGTTGCAAAATAGACTTCGCTGGCATTTCGAGCGAGAAGATCGTCACTGCCTTGCCGTTAAGAAGTGCATTGAGTGCTGCCTGATAGAGCAGGATTGACTTTCCTCCACTGGTCTGCGCTCCGACAACGAGCATCTCACCTCGGCGCATTCCACCTCCGAGGAGCTTGTCAACCTTGGGAATTCCAGTTGCGAAGTTTTCCAGTGGTGACTTGTTCTCCAGATCGTCGAGAAAGTCGCTAAGATGCTCTTTAACGCTCTTGGAATTGGTTTCTGGCTGGATTGCATTAGCCAGTGCATCGGCGATTGCTGGCAGGTCTGCTCGCATCGCGCAAACGTCATCATGCGCTTCCTCCCATGTCCGAATAGCATCGCGGTATCCTTTAGCCTTGAGAAGTTGCGAGCGGTAGTCAGCAGCTGTTTCGACGCACATAGCTCCCGGAGCGAGCAGAATGGTCTTAAGAGTTTCAATGACTCCATCCTTGCCTCCAGCAGCATTGAGTTTGCCAGTGGTTTCAAGGTCAGAGATTGCTCCCAGTGCGTTTGTTGATCCTGTCCGCTGGTATACTCGTTCCAGTGCAGTGAAGATCAACTTGTGTTGCTCCAGTGCGAACAGGTCAACGTTCCATGCAAGGTGCGGTAGCACTTCTGGATCGATTGCAATGAGTGATAGTGCCGCTTTCTCTGCGGTAATGGCGATAGGTAGTGATTTCATTTATTTTCTCCAATGTATTCGTGTGAATAAGACCACTTGTTTGCTCGTTTTGTTTTTTTCATTCCGTTGTAATCATTACTTTTAGAATTCATCATATCCTTTCTTGAGTTATGATTTTTACTTGTTGGTTTCCATAATAGTGAACTATCTCTATATTCCCCCATTCTTGGATGTGCTGTTTTACTAAAATATCTTCTTCCTAAAGAAATACATCTTTCTCCCATCCAATTCGATATTCGCATTCCAATACCTAATCCTTGATAGTCTGGAAGAACAACTGTCCTATGACCTCTCCAAGCATTTTTTAATGTTCCACTTGGCATTGCAATACACGCTGAAAATCCTACCGGAATACCATCCCATGTTGCTAAAAACATTTCAGATGATGGATTTATTTCAGAGTTTAAATAATGATGGTGTTTGAAAATGTTCCACCAAGATTTAGAGCAAGGTTCGATTGTGATAAAAATTGGTTTGCGACATTGAAGACACCCCCTTGGAAGCATAGCTCCCGTTAAGGTATCGAAACACCAATCTGGTTGTAACCATTCTAATACATCATAATGACAAGTTGAGAAAACAACTCCTGTTATGCTGTTTTTCCTTATATGTCTTTGTATTGCATGAGAACATGATTTTGCTACTGTTCTATCAACTACGCTTGTAAATTCATCAAAACTTGAATTGCTTGATAGCATTCTTGCCATATTTGCTCTGAATTGTTCTCCATTACTCAATACATGAAATGGTCTGCACCATGACGGAACGCTGTTCAATCCAACAGAGGAAAAGCATTCAACAGCATATTCGTGATTTTCAAAATGACTTACTATAGCTTTGTTTGGATTCCAGTTTGGAAATTGAGTTATTCCATAATTTTCTGTAAGTAGAATTGTTTTTCCACTCCCAGATGGGCCAACTATTAGCCCTATCGACCACGATCCATCTCTTTCTGGAGCGTTAAAATTTGGAACTTGAAATACACTTGTTCCATCAAATGAATAGTCAAATGGTTCGCAAGCATTTTTAAGTATATGGTCTAATTCTACTGTAACTGATTTTTGTTTCATGTTTGTATTTATTGTTAGCAGGCCCGTGAATATGTCATCTCAGCCTGTTGCTGCTTTGGTTTGATCCAGTCAGCCTTGAATGATTGCCATCCACGGGTCACGCATTCTGTCAGAGCATCGTTGAGTGTAAAGCCTGCAAGTTCAGATTCTTTTTCAATCATGGCTAATGCAGTTTCTGTCAGCGGTGCGCGTTTAGCTTTGCGCAGTGTGAGAAAGTCATTCCAAACTTGTTGAGAAACTAACTCTGGTTTTTCGAGTGTTGCCTTGGCAGGTTTATTTCCTTTACCAACTGGTAAAGGTAATAAATCTTGCTGTGTGTCTATATTATTAGGTATTTCATTATTAGTATTAGGTATTTTGTTATTAGTAATAGGTATTTGGGTGCGGTTTTTCCACAGTGTGGATTCACCACCCTGTGGGAAACCCGTAGGGTGGTTTTCTGGTAACTCTGCAACTTGGAAATTTCCAAGAGTTGCGTTCTGAGCAAACCTTACCCCGACATACCAACCGATTACTTTGCCTGTTGAATCCTTCCTCTGGACATCCTCAATGAATCCAGCTTCCTTGAGTTGAGCTTTTGCTTTTGTGAACTTATCTCGACCCCATTGAAGACCAGTCATGGCATAATCTGATGTTGCATGAACTGCCGTGTTTTTCTGCCACTTACGAGTGTAGGCGTAAAATGTGTAAAGCGCGATACAATCGCCGGGATTGTCCATCTTCAATAACCGATCAATTGTCGGCTTGGTAATTCCAATCAAGTGATCCTCGATTGATCCTTCTGCCATTGTCTGGCATCTCTCGTATTGTTCTATTTTAAATTGCATAAGAAAAGAAAACCCCCGCCTCAAGTAGAACCGCATTATCAAACGACAATGCCATGAGGCGAGGGAAATTTGTTTTGTGTTTTTTACATCGGGTTCTAAGCGATGCGCTTCAACTGAAGCTACACTACATTAGGCGTATCTTGCGCCTTTGTAAAGCGAAATTCTCCGAGCGTGAGCGTTGTCGCGTTTGGCGATGATGTCACCTACACGGACGATCAACTTCAATCGTTGTGCTACATTGAATATAGCACCGAATGCGTTTGGATGGTTTGGAGGATCACCAGCGAGCTTGCGGACATCTTCTGCATGGAATGTCATGCCGCTGGAGGCCATTGCCTTGATAATTGCAAGCGTTGCTTCCTTCCAATCCTCTGGCGTGTTGTCAATGACCTTGGCACATCCAGCCTCTTTAAGATTATAGCCACCCATCATGCTGCCCTCCTGACGCGAGTGTTGGCGCGGTCTTTAGTGTATCCGCAAAGCATCAATCCGTTGATCAATGCCCGTGGTGATACATCGTCGTATGGAGGCACAAGGAACTGGTCAAACTGCTCCCATTTGTCTTTGCTCAACCTTTCACTTGCGTAGTCCCACCAGATCATTCGTGCAACGAGTGCGCGAGCATATGCTGGAACTTTCATAATGTCTTCAATCCATTCCTCTTGAGTTTTAATGCGGAGATTAAAACCATCAAGCCATTTGTTTCGTTGTCTGATATTCATATATTTATGTATTTATTTATTTGCTTTACTTCTTTTTCTTGTCTTGCGTTAATTTAGTATATCCTTTTCCTTGAATCACATCAAATTGAAAATCGCATTGACGATTATCAAGAAAATCTTTCATGTCTGATGCCTTTATCTTGTCACCGAGGAACTTAACAACTTCCTGCATTGTTGCTCCAGAAGTTGACAATGCTCTGGCTACCTGCGTTGGATCGATGTAATCGGTTCCTTTGACTTTCTGGAGCTTGTATCCGGGAATCTCTTCGTTGTTGACAAGTTTCTCTTTAGCCAATTCCCTCGCCCAATCAACCAACTGATCGTTGAAGATTGCTGCCTTTGTAATAAATGCCGCGAGCGTTTCTGGCGAGTCTGCCAGATACTTCTTCAATTGCGAGAGGTTGGCGTTTAAATCGCTATCAACAATCTCCAGTGTATCTGATGCCGCTTTGCCAAGTGCAAGGCACTCCTCACGATTTTTACACCAGTTACAATATTCACACGGGGTTGGTTTTTTTTCTGGATCGGCAACTGCCTCCAAAATGTTTTCAACAACCATTTTTGCTTGCTCGTAAGTAAACTTGTGAGTGACTACTTGTTTCTGGTCGCAGAACAACAAGTGACAAGTCCACTCTGGAGCGAAGTCGCGTTCCATGTTCCCATAGGCGTATGCCGCCATCTGAGAAT